CATGACTGAGCGCCTTGGTCACGATGACCTCGTCGATTACTCCCAGCCCCGCGTCGTCGGTCAATTGAATCAGATCCTCTTCCGGCGCCTCAATGTCGGCCAGGGTGCAGTAGGCCATGATCAACTCTCCGGAATCGAAGCGATGGCGCTCACCGTCAGCAGCGGCAGCGCCTGCTCTTCCGTGAGCAAAATAGTTTCACCCGGCTCGTAATCCTCCCGGTTATGGTTGATGCGTTCAAGAATCACAAAAGAGCTTCTCACCGGAGCTTCCGCTTCCGTATCGGTTATGGTTTTATAGGAATTAGCCATGGTTCCCTCCTGTGTAGGGGCACGGCGCGCCGTGCCCCTACGTCATTATCCCACCGCGTTCTGGATGAAGTAACCGAGATCGGGAGCACAGATCAGCTCCTTCACGCTTTCCCCCACTCGGACCCGTTGTCCCCCCCGCAGGCCGATGTTCTTGTCTTCCCAAGAACCGGCCATCCGGTTACCGAACTGGGGAGTATAGCCAAAGGACATCCGTCCCCGGTTGGAGACGTTCTTATCCCGGAACATCAGGGCGATATGCTTACCCCAGACCCGCGCCAGGGCCGCCGTCTGACCTCGCTTGGAGTTGTTCAGCCAGGCTTCCCCCACCAGCACCTCTTCCAGTTCGAAGAGCGTCGCCAGTTGCTGCCGGGTGATGATCCCCGCATCGGTGTTATTGCCGAAAATAGCCTTGCAGAGCTTGGGATGACGGCAGAGCACCGAAAAGGCCGGGCGACCGATAGTCATGATATTGGGGCGCATGATCACGCCGTCCAACGCCGACTGAATAATCCCGATGGGGTCCGAGTTGGTAAAGTCCGAAAACTGACTCGTGCCGCTCAGGGTGGTCTTGTTCGACGCCCCATAGGTGGCGGCGTTGAAGACGATCCCGGCAGTCCTGATCTCCCGATCCAGCAGGATCATGTCGGTGATCCCTTCGGCGGCCCGCCCCAGAGGATCGTAATTCACCGGCGCGTTGTCGATATCATCCTGGGGAATGGGATCTTCCAGGCCGAAATCCTCCGTACTGGCGGTGAACTCCACGGCGGAAAACTCCGTCTCGTTCACGCGCCCCGTCCGCCCCACCTTGGTATCCGGCACAGTGAAGCCGTCGGACAGGTTATATTGGAGATACTTGAAATCTTTCTTCCCCACGGGAATGCGGGGGAGAACGCCATCGGCGATGAGTGTGGAGTTGCGGTACCCGATGGCGATGGCCGTCAACTCGGGTTGAATAGGAAATGGTGCATTTGCCATAAAAAAGCTCCTTTAAAGTCGAGGTTCTATCCTTCAGCCTTCAGCCTGCATTTACCCCTGAATCCGTCCGGGGGCCAAGAGCACCAGCCCGATATCCCCCACCACGCCGGATAAGAGCGCCTTGCCGATGATGTTGTTGTTGACACCCGCCGCCGGCGCCGCTGTCACTGCCCGCCCCACGCTATCCGTGGTCAGCCAGTCACCCCGGGTAACCGTGGCGCCGTACTCCACATCCGTGCTATCCCCCAGGACCACATCCACCCGGGTATTGATAACACCGGCCAGCTGGCTCGTCACACCCAGCAGACTGTCGGTCACCGCCGTCGCCTGGGCCACCACGGTGTCAGCAGCGCCATGCTTAACGATGCGATAGGCGGCAACAGCACTCTCCGCGGTAAAACTCTTGATCAATCCCCGATTTGCCATTACTTCACCCCCTTCACGTGGTTCACCGCTTCCGTCATGGTGATGATCCGGCCGGAGCCGCGGCATTCGTGCTGATAGGCCACGGCCTTATTGGCCAAGGTCACCGCGTCGATCTCGGCGTGCTGTTCCGGTGCGCCGCTTCCCAGATCACCAACCGGTACCACCGCAGGTGCTTTAGCTACGAAAAGCTTGAATCCCTCCAGGTCTTTGGCCGCGTACCCCTGCGCCCACTCCTTCTGCGCCGGAGTAATCTTGCCGTCCTTCATGGCCTGGACGATCACCTCGTCGGCATCCCGTCGGGCCAACTGCTGCTCCAGGGCCGTCACCTTTCCCGCCAGGGTCGCGCCATTGGTCTCCCCCTGCTTCATGGCCAGGATCACCGCCGTCAGTTCGGATTCGGTAGCGGCGGCGGTTAATCCCAGATCCACCGCCAACTTGCATGCCTTGGCCGAATCACCGCAGAGCTTCCCCACGGCGTCGATGACTTCCTGATCGGATGCCGTCTCCGCCAGACCCAACTTGTTGCACAATGTTTTTTTCAACATGGACTCCTCCCCGGAAAGGCCGGTTCGTTTATTGATCAACGGCACCATGCCGTCGATATTCGGTTGATTGGTCAGCGCCACGTTGATGAGCGACAGCACCCGACCGTCGCTTTTGCGCATGGTGAAGACCGGCGACACATAGCGGTACTCCCGGTTGGCGATATACTCACGGGCCTTGTCGGTCCATTCCACCGTGGCCCAGAGGCCATCCTCTCCCCTATCTTCCAGGCCGATCTTCCCCTTGACCCAACCCGCTGCCGGGGCCTGCACGTCCTGGAGCGTCTGATGCTCATAGTCGATAACCATGTCATTAGTTCGCGTCTCGAAGTCCGCCAGGATTATCCGGACGCTTTCCGCGTCACAGACGAAATCCCCTTTGGGGGTAGAATGCGCCCCACCCGGAATCACCTGAATCGCCACAGGGACGGTTCCGTTCAAGTCCGTACAGCTCAGCGTAATGATTCGTTCCATGGTCACCTCAAGACAAAAGTAGGGGACACGGCCCGCCGTGTCCCCTATCTTCTACCACTCATTTCTTATCCGCTCTATCTGAAGCGGTTCAATAAAAAAAGGTTCATAGGTTCAAGGTCCAAGGTTATGACCCTGAACATTGAACTTTGAACCTTCTTACTGCTTCCGGAACCGTGTTAAATTAGCGTTTAAATTTACTCAGGATTGATTCCGTGAGGCAATGTCTTACCCATGTACCCCGGAACAGCCACAGGGCAAATACGGACGAAGGCAATGGACGAAGGCAATGGACAATGGACAGTTGACAATTGATAATTCAAGCACGGCATTGTCAATTGTCCACTGTCCATTATCAATTGAAGTCCAGGTACCTGCCGACCATCCTCACGATCTCGTCCCGGTCTTTCGGGGCCAGCTCCATCCCTCGGTCGGTGAGCGAAGTCGAACCGCCCTGGTTCATGGCCAGGTAGGGGCGGGCGGGGATAGTGGTCTTCTTCCCCCGACCGGCGATGTTGGTGCCGAACTGATGCACCCCGGCATACTTGGGGACCTTGTTGATGGCGCCGGTGCCGATGATGACGCTATTATTCGTGGACTGGCAATGAATCGACTTGCGCAGATCGCCGCTTTGGAAGAGGAGCGCCTTGGTGGTGATAATCTTCTTCCCCTTGGCCGAAAGCGCCCCGTTCTTCTTGAACCCCTTGTGCAGCCCCAGCCGGCTCATCATGGTTGCCGCCGAGAGCGGCGTCCACTTGTTCCCCGCCGGATCGCTCTCCCTGGCGAAGTTCTCCAGCACCCGCCCTTCATAGTACTGGCCGATCTGGTGGAACAGCGGCGCCAGGTTATTCACCCGTGCCGCCACCGCCTCCAGGGCCGCCCGGACGGCGTGATCATCGATGGTGACGGTGATATCCATATTAACCCAGCGCCGCTTCCGCCAGTTTACCGGCCACGGCTTTGATTACCTCGAACGACAGAGACAATCCCTTATCCCTCGCCGTTCTGACAATGGCGCTCCATCCTCGATCTTCCCGGATCTTGTCCAGAAATTCGTGGCCGTCCCACGTGAGAGCGTAGGCCCAGCAGGAAAGCGTACCCACCATCTGACTACATTCACCGCGAACCAGCCCGGCTTCGATCATCAACCGGATATGATATGAAACCACCTCCGGAGCAAAGTCGACGATATCTTCGGGCCGCACCCCGTGCCGAGGATCTTCCCGCTCTTCCAATTCCTTCAAGATCCGTCTGACAATTTGCCAGTTACGCTGCATGGACATACCCCCTCGGGTTGATTTTCCCGTTACTGATAACTTTCAGTGATGTCGGCGGTAGGCAAGACATTGTAGTTTTTTCCTGCGACATTTTTACTCCAGTATGCTATTTTTAGTGTGCATTGTGGCTTCGGTAAATCTCCCGACCGAGACGGCAACAGAGGTTTGATGCAGGGGTAATGGGGAGTCTCTGCCCACGGTGCCCGGTCAAGGCAGTTTGTCTAACAACACGCTGCCTTTTCTTTTTTGTGCAATGGCATCCTTGCTATTACTGCGACGGAACGATTTTAAAAACACACCGTCGCCTGTCTGAGTACTCTGCAACACCGCCACGTACCAATTCTTATTGGTATCCGCAACAAATATTGTAATGTAGTCCCCATCCTTGACTACGAGCAAGGCATCCTCAATAGCACTCTGAGCCGTCATATATTCCATCGCCCCAAAATCCTGTCCCGCCCTACTTATTTGCTGCTTGATAAGGTCATACTTTGACAAATACACGCCTTGCGTATTCGCCCCGATCATGGCCTTGACGTTTTCCGGCAATACCGCTACCGGGAATTTTTCATCAGATGTTAGACGCTTCCTTAACTCTCGAATTGTCCCCTGCTTATCCAACTGGGGAAAGTCCGGCTTGGCTACCTCTTCTTTTACCCACCCGGCAGTAGCGTCATGCCATTTCGTAAAGACCTCATTCTGACCCAACTCTTTCACCAGATCGCGGGCCACGGGATACGGGTACTTGTCCAGGTCAGGGTTCCACTTCATCCCCGCCTCCCCCACATTATAATCCCACCCCTTGTCAATCCCGGTCAGCGTCTCGGTCTTCGGATCGATACCCCGCCATCCTGCTGGTTCCGGCGTCACCTGGGGCGCTTCCGCCCGCACCGCCCGACAGTGACAGCGCCAACCGTTGGGGGGATAGTGCGTCTGCCAGAATTCATGATCGATGGGAAGCACCGTCCCGTTCCAGGCCAGATGCTGGGGCCGGGGGTTTATCACCCCGTCGGCATGCACATACCGAAGGAACTGTGTTCCCCCTTCCCGGAACTGTTGCCACCGTCCCGCCTGATAGGCCGTGGTGATGTTGGTGTCATAGATCAGGGAAGAGCGCCAATTGCGCCCCCCCTTATAACTCCAGCCATGGGTCGCCGCGAGCTCGTCGAACTTGGCCGCGAACTCCTTCTTGGTCATCCCGCCGTCGATACTCTTTTGCACCGCGTCCCGCAACCCCGCCAGCAGCTCCGCCTTCTGCGCTCCGGCGGACATGAAACCCTTGGCGTGCTCATCCCGGAAGAGGTCATCCCACTTCTCCGTCGGGATATTCAACTTCTCTTTAAAGAAGGTTTCAGCCTCCTTAAAGGGGAGCTTGAAGACGGCACTGTATTCGGCGTCGGTCATAGTGAATCCGTGACTGGTGAATGGTGAATAGTGAAAAGTTCAAAGGCGTTATTCACCATTCACTTTTCACCATTCACAATTTTTAGCCGCCCTATCATATTCGCCTTCATGGTCTGCTCCGCCATAATCCGGGCGGCCTCCTCAATGGGAAGGTCCGGGTAGGCATTCAGAATAGCGTCCCGCAGCTCCTCCAGAGATGCCGCATTATTTGCCATCTGCTTCATCGTATCCAACCACGCCCCGGTCACCGGGTCCAACCGGTCGCCGGTGGCGTCGATCATCCCCGACAAATCAGGAGAGGCATCATGTAGGGGCACGGCGCGCCGTGCCCCTACGGATTTGTTGGCCACCGCCGCTTGGTCCCTGAGCGGAGTCGAAGGGCCGACCACCGGCGCCGCAACCGCCGGCTTGACCACCGCCTCGCCTTCCTTGGGCAACGGGATGCCGAATCGATCATAGATATGGCTCTCCGGTATCCCGCCGAACCCCATATCCTTCACCAGGATGCCGTAGACCTTAGCCGATTTTTCCAGGTCATCGGGCGTTTCGTAATGCAGTTTGAACTTGGGAACGCTCTTCTCCCACCCGAAGTTGAACCCGGTCCACGGTTTCAGGATCTGGAACTTGATACACGCCTCCAACGATTCGGCGTCCGCTTCCAGAATATCCTGCCGCACATCCTTGGCCTGGTCTTCCCCTCCCAACTTCCCCGCCGAACTCTCCGCCGCCCCCGTGTGCCCCAGCACGCACTTGGTCATGGCCTTGTCGCAGAAATTAGCCAGTGCTTCAAACGCCTGGGTATCCCCTCGGTTCTTTGCCTCCAGCAGCTCGATGAGGCAGTTATCCGAAATCACCGCCGCCGCATCCACCGCCACGTTCAGCGTTGCCTGTTTCAGGATGGCGATCTCCTCCGGAGTGCTTCCCGGCTTATACTTGCCGATCCGCATGGGGACGGAATAGAGATCATTGAAGATCAACCAATCCTTGATATCGAAGTTCTTGAACAGCCACATATATGATATGGGACGCAAGAGTCCTCCACGTGGAGTGATCCCCGATCGTGCCCGATGGCGATGAAAAACAAACTTGTTGGCCGGCAGCTCTTCCCCCAACAGCGGGGCGGCGTCGGTCAATAGTCGTGGGTACGCCAGCGTCTTCTCCACACTATAAAAGGTGAATTTCTTCTGATGCACCCACTTGATCTCCCTGATCCCCGTGGCCGCCGGAGTCGGGTCCCACATGATTTCGCCCATGGAGAACCCCTTACCGGCGGCATCCAGGATATCGAACAGGGTATCTCGCAGGCTTTCCAGTGACTCCAGCATCTCCTTGGCCGCCGCCGCGATCTTCTTATCCTCCCGGGAATCGGAAGCCGGTAAAACCTCCCACCGCAACCCCGATACTGCCAGTCGCCGGGTACAGAGAATACTGGAGAGATGACAATCCTTCTCCTCCATCTCCTCGAACAGTTCCGCCTGGCGGTGCACCGTCCCCTGATCCCCCTGACGCAGGATGGTCGCCAAGAGTTGCGGCGTCATCCCCGACGTGGGATAGGTCGAGTAACGGTTACGCAGGGTATCCACAGCGATCTCACCCCGGATCGGCGCCCCCGTCTTGATCTCCTTGCCGTACTGGTCCAGAATGCTCATACGTCCCCTTAAGAACTGTTCAAGGTTCAGGGTTCAGGGTTAAAACCTTGAACCTTGAACCTGTTTTATCACCATGCTCCTCGTCCGGGGGTGAAGCCGGAAGGACGACTCCCCAGGGATTCATACGTCAGCGGTCCGCCGAAACTTCCCGCAGCATGAATGGCCAGAGCCAACGCCCAGAACCGGTCAGCATGGCCGTTTTCACTTCGTTCGGCGGTAAACCGGATGTTGCCGGCAGCGGTGGTTTCCTTGGTGACGGCGCGCAGATCGGCCCGGATCTCCGGCTTGTACGGTATCCGGAGTTTCTTGTCTTCCATCTTTCCCCGCACCGGATAGGCCAGCTCTTCCTTGACCCTGGGGGTAAAGGTGAGGCACTCCACCCGGTACTCGCCGAACTTGAGCTTGGCGTCGTCACCCCAGCCGATCCCCAGACCGGTGTAATCCAGACAGCAGCGGTCAAGCTTGGCCATGATAGGCCAGAGGACTTTCTCCTGGTCCGGTTTGCTCATGTTGTGCAGCTCGACAATTTGCCGCGTATAGAGCGTATCGCCCAACAGCTCCAGCACCCAGAGGACGGTTAAGTCCTTCTTGCGCCCGATATCCAAACCGCCAAAGAGTCGACCCCGGAGGGGCGATCCATGTAAGGGCGGTTCATGTACGGGCGGTTCGCGAACCGCCCCTACATCTATTTCCCACTCTTCCCCGCCCCCATACTCGCACCCGGCAATCAGGTCATACTCAAGAAAGGCGCTGGCATCATCGGCGGCAACGCACATGTATTCCTGCTGGAACGATTCCTCATCGGCGCATCCCGAGCGGATGAACTCGAAATACCCGGCCTCGTCATACTCCAGCACCTCATGGCCATCGGGAAGAGACTGCTGCAGCTTCCAGAGGAACCCCTGATCAAGGGCATCCTGGAGCGTTACCCGGTGCAGGCTGATCTTCTTGGGATTGCCGTGCTCCCGGACCTCCCGGATCAGCATGTTGAAGAAGTTGGCGCTCCCCCGGTGGGTGGAGATGACTTCCATATTGCCCCCCCAAGTGATACCGGGGTAGGCGATGCTCCAGAGCTTGCGGGGATCGGGATGCAGCGCGAATTCATCCAGAATACGCCCACCCCGTTTACCGGCCTGGGCGTCGGGATTGGACGACATGGAGTGAATCCGCCGCCCGTTGGCGAAGTGGAGCACATAGGCGGAGATCTTCCGCTCGGCATCGATGACCCGCTCTCCCAAGTCTTCAGCGGCCAACTGCAGCAGCTTGGCGAACATTTTGCAATCTTCGATGACCAGGCGTGCCTGGAGATCGTCCCGGCTGGAGATCCACTGGTCCCACCTGGCCCCGGCCTCGGCGGTCCGCTCATCGGCGGCGTAGGCGGTGCTCCAGGAGAGGCCGATCTGTCGGGCCTTCTCCATCAGCTTCAACCGGCTCCGATCAAGAATCCATTTCTCCTGATAAGGGAGGAACAGCCCCTCCGGATTAGCCGGGATATTTTGGGCGCGAACCGCTTTTTTCACCATTCACCATTCACCCTTCACGGTTTTACCCCGCCATCATCAGGACATCCCGTCTGATCCGCTGAATGGTTTCAGCGGACACACCTTCCTGTTTGGCCACTTCCGACACCTTATCGGCAGCCTCTTCCATGGCCTGCTTCTTGATCTCCGCTGACCGTTTCACGTTGTCGCTTGCCGCCTTCTCCAGACGCATCGTGGTAAGAGCCAGATCTTTGAGCATCTTCACTGCCTCAGGTGCGTTTTCGGCATCAATCCCGCCTCGGCGCATCAGCAACGAAACATCAAAGGATAAGGTTCGAATGATCTCGTTAACGAAAAGACCGACTTCACCCTGGGGAGCCGCTCCCATGGTACCGATCCACTGTTTTGCCATTTCCCGCGATTCCCGCAGGTGCGCCCCAGCCTCTTCCATATCCAGAGCGTAACGGCCAACAGCGGATTTGCTGACTCGCCCGTCGTGTCCTTTCTGTTCCAATAGCGCGTTAATCTGTGCGGTAATATCCAATTGAGTACATCGGGCATCACGCAGCAACTCGTGCATCTTTTCCAGAATATCGTCAGGCAGTCGCTTGATGGTTGAGACTCGTGGCATATCAGGCTCCCGGCCGAGGTCGCTTTACTCCCGGTACTGTTGCTCGGCCGGTTGCGACATCGGCGCCTCGCTGGGTTAGAGTCGCAACCTGGACATTCATGACCACTGTCACGGTCACCAGCCCTTGCTCGGCCAGCCAGGCCAACTCTGTCCGGACCCGGTCACGACTGACGTTATGTCCCAATGCCTCCAGCATGGCTTGGAGCATCGACTCATTCAGATCATAACCGGGGTCTTCATTGAGGCACCGCAGGATTACCAGCCGGATATCGGAAGCAATCAGATCGGCAAACGTGCTCATTTCTTGCCTCCTTGTTCAATGAGAAACTGATTCATCAGATCCACGGCCCGGCCCACCCCTTCCAGGTGACCGGAAACCTTGTCCACTTTGCTGGATATGCTATCCAGGCGAAAGGTCAGCGCCTTCATGTTCAACATATGATCGGCATGTTGGTTGCACTGGGGCTGACTGCGTAACGACACCTCCACTGCCAGCAACCGCTTATCTATATCGGGGATAGTGGCCAGCCGATCATCCATTGATTTGACAATGCGTCCGCTGAACAATTTGAGCAGAGCAAACCAAAAACCATTAAAGGCAATAACGGTTGTAATTCCTGCGGGAATAAGAATTTCAGGGTCATGCCATACCATTACAGAGGCCTCCAATGTTCCAGCAGAGTTTGGCAGTCAATGCAGCGGCGACAGCCAGGCATTGCCGTACGGCGGGCTTCAGGGATGTAAGCGCCGCAATCTTCGCATTCGATCTGAATACCGAGCAGTGTGATCGGCATTCGCTGCTTCTTTTTGAGTGCATCCAGAGACATGAGCAGGTATCGATCATTGATCTCCTGGGCGCGATCTGCGTCGTCCACTACTTGTCTCCCTGGCAATCCTGGAGTCCTTTGATCAGCAGCTCATTGTCTTGATACAGTCGGTCCAGATCGCTTTTTTTTACCGGGACAGTTTCATCACCGTTGACGACCACGTAGCGCGGCGAGCACCCGGTCGTGCTGATCAGCATGCTGCACGCCCAGAGCAGCAGTATCGTTTTTGACAAGTGCTTTGCGGTACGTCTGGACATTCGCTTCATTATTGCCCCCTTTACGTTGGGTCGACCATGCCTGTAACCCCTGAACGATCAGGGGCAACAGGTAGGCGACGAGAGAGAGAATCGCCGCCGTCATGATGACAGGGGAGGGGCATCCAGCGTAACCGAACCCAGGACTCCGGCCATAGGAGAACCCTTACTATATGCGGTGACTCCGGTCGAACCCACTCCACTGACCTGTGCCAGAATCGACTCCACCAGGGATTGTGCCTGGTCCTGACTGATCTTCGGCATAAAATGGAGAACATGAGAAATGGCGATATCAACCTTTTGATCACCAGTCAGGGCCGAACGGGAACCGACCAGTTGCGCCGCTTTCTCCTCGGCCAGCGTGATCCCTTGGAAAGCAAGCTTTTCCAGGTAATTGTTCTTCTGAGAAAGCGAATCGATATGAAACTTGTTCCCCAGCTTGATCAGGAACATGCTGACCACCCCCATCAGGAGCGAGCTGATCACCGGGAAGAGTGTCCCCTGAAGAAAGCCGACCACAGCGGCAGGGGCGGTACTGTCGACCCCGGAGACTACCGGTACCAAGTCGCCACCCCAGACGAACGTGCAGGTGATGGCCAGGAGGGTGAGAACGAAAAGTGCCACGATTGTTTTGAGATGCTTCATGGTGAAACTCCTTTTATGCGGTCTTATTTGCGGCCGTCATGGGCCAGGGAAAAGTGGTTGCCATCCGCTCGGGTGAACCGGCCGCCCCAGGCGCCGCCTTCTGCTTCCCACCATTCCCCAAGGGGTCGATAGGCTTCGGTGGCGGTCAGGTAGACACCGTCACGGAACAGGTTGATATCGTGGGCCAGCCGGATCGTATGCAGCGAATTAACGATCCCCTTGCTGGCGGCGGCCAGTCGTTGCGCCT